GCCGATGAACTGGCCGCTGCTGAACAAGCCGCTGCCGAACAGGCAGCCACTGAAAAGCCTAAAGGCAAAGGCAATAAAAAGAAGTAACCCGTCTGGCTCCGGTCTGGACACAACACTTTATCTGTAATGAAAAATTACCGTATTCCCAAACTCTTTTTCCTGTTTGCGCTCCTGGTAGCGCTTTCGGTGAAATTCGGCATCGCCCAGCGTGACCTGCATCGCGGACAATCCGACCCGGTCGGAAAATCCAACGAACTGGTTCCGGTGCAGTACGCACAGGTATCGCCCGTGGCTGAAATCACGGAAGTCGATACCCCGGCCATTCCCGACACCAACGACCCGGTGCCGTCTCAGCCCAGTTCGGGCATCTTCGCTTTCCTGGTGGCCAACTGGCTCGCGCTGTTGATCGGCCTGGGCGGTTTTATCGAAGTCATTGTCAGGCTTACTCCTACGACGAAGGACGATAGTATCCTGGCATTTATCAAAAACATTATCGATTCGTTCATTCCGAACCGGCGCATCGGAGGCGGGACGCACTAACACTGCGGGCCTGCCTCCACCACCGGTACACCATATTTTTCAATTATGCCTCTTCCAGGAGTAAGCATTCTTTTACAAAACGGCGGCTTGGGGCTCGTGGCTCCCAGTGCCGACTCGGTTGTCGGTATTGTGTTCAACGGCGTTGCCGCCACCAGCCTCCAACTGGGCGTTTCGTTCCAGGGTTTTGGCCTGGACGAGTTCGAAGCCCTGGGCATCGATGCCGCCTACGACACCACCAACACGGTGAAGGTGTGGCGCACGATCAAGGAGTTTTACGACGCAGCCGGCGACGGCGCGGAGTTGTGGATCATGCTGGTAAGCCAGGCAACGACGGTCACGAACATCGTGACCAAGACAAACGCCTTCGCAAAGAAGTTGCTCGACGACGCCCAAGGCCGTATTCGTATCCTCGGTGTAGGACGCAATCCGGCATCCGGCTATTCGCCCAGCACGAGCACGGACCAGATCGACGCGGACATCGTGGCGGCTCTGACGACCGGCCAGGCACTTGCGGCAGATATGCAGGCGGCGTTCACGCCGGTGCGTATCGTACTGGAAGGGTACGCTTACACGGGGACATCCAGTTCGCTGGTGAACCTGAAAGCGCTGACCAAGCCCAATATGGCCGTACTGATCGGGAACAGCGAAAGCGGCGCCCGCTCGGCCATCGGTATCCTGCTCGGACGCCTGGCCAGTGTGCCGGTGCAGCGGAACCCCGGCCGCGTGAAGGACGGCAGCCTGCCGATTCTGGCGGCTTACCTGGGTAGTGCTACGCTGGAAAGTGCCCCATCGGCAGCGACGGCCATCCACGACAAAGGGTTCATTACGCTGCGGAAGTACGCCGGAAAAGCCGGGTACTACTTCACCGATGACCCGACCGCCGTGGCAGCCACCGACGACTACAGCAGTCTGGCGCGCGGCCGCATCATGGATAAAGCAATTCGGTTGGCTTACTCCACCTATGTGGAGGAAATCCTGGACGAGGTAGAAATCGACCCTACAACCGGCTACATCGCTACCGTGAAGGCGAAGTATTACCAGTCCATCATCGAGAACGCCATCGGTACGGCTATGGTCGGCACTAGCGAAATCGTGAGTGTCGAGGCATACGTCGACCCCTTGCAAAACGTGCTGAGCACCAACAAGATTTGCATCGACATCCGCATCGTGCCGTATGGTTACGCCAAAGCAATCGAGGTGCGGCTCGGATTCACTAACCCGGCCCTGGCCTAAACTACCCTGAGCAATGGGATTCAATTCAAGACAGTATCGTTTCTCGGATGTCAGCGTGGTGGTGCTGGGCCGTACCCTGGAAGGGTTCCGAGGGGTGACCTACAAAGTATCCACCGACAAGGAAATACTGCGCGGGCGCGGCAAGAAAGCGCTGAGCATCCAAAGCGGAGCGGAAACCATCGAGGGTAAACTGATGCTACTCCAGTCCGAACTGGAAGCGATGCGAACGGCCGTGAAGGCTGTAAACCCGCTTCTGAAAATCACCGACATTAGTTTCGACATCGTGGTAACCTACGGGAATGGTGCTACTGCTGTGACCGACATTATTCAGGGCTGCGAGTTCACGGAGTACGAAAAGGGACTGGAAGAGTCGGACAAATTCATGGAGATCGAATTGCCATTCATGGCACTCGACCTGAAAGAAGGAGTGTAAAAAACAGGGAAGGCATGCTGTGGGCGTAATAGTGCAGGCACCCTTACCAACAACTATCTGAAAAGAGGGCGGGCAAGTATTCGCCCGTCCTCTTTTCGCTTTTTAAACACGTTTAAACGCTTTTAAACACACATGGCAACGGTCAAACGTAATGATGACAACACGCTTACGGTAGTGTTCAACAATGGATATACCGTGAAATTTAAACAGCCTACGGACGTAGTGCTGGGGGCTGCCCTGGCCAACGCCCGCCGCGATCCAAATGGCGCGGCTGATGTGCTGATCGAACAGTGCCTGCTGGACGGCGATAAAGCCAAACTGAAAAATGGCGTCGCTTATCTGAAACAGATCAGCGAAGTAAGCGACGATATTTTCGGGAAAGTTCCCTGCTCTTTTTCCTGGCACTCAAACGAAGCCACTTTTGAATACCTGGACGGTAAGATGATGATCCTGAAACCGGCCAGCCGTGCGACCTACAGCGAGGCGCAGGTAAAAGCCCGTCAGAACCCGATCAACTACGTGAAGCATATTCTGGCCGGTTGCTGGGTAGATGGCGGTGACGAAGAAATCCGTAAATCGGTCGGTCACCTGCTCGGATTCTCCGAATTGGTGGATACGTTCCTGGAATACACGAGCGACGAACTGGGAAACTCCTAAAGGGATTTACAGGCAATCCGGAAGAGAACTGGGTTGAATACTACAACACCTTACTTCAGTATTACCTGCACATCCCTGATCCGGGAGCGCTCACAAATGAACAGTGGGCGCTCAAGATTAAACAGATAGAGCATATCCGTAAATCAGAATCCAATACTAAATAATGTCGGGCTTTAATTATCTCATCAATCTCAGTGTTATCGGCGGCAACTCGCTGGATCGCATGATTGCGTCCACGGAGCGCTTCGAGAACTCGCTTGAAAAAGCGCAGGGGGAGGTGAATGATACAGGCCGAGCGGTGAAAAAACTGGGTAATGACGGACGGCAGTCGTTCGACGGCATGAAGTCGTCCGTGATGGGCTGGGTGGCCGGGCTGGCCATTGGCGCCGCTACGCTCAGCAGTATCAACAGCGCAGCGAACACGAGCGGAATAGAGAATGCCATAAAATTCGCGGGCGGCAAAGAAGGTGTTGAAAACCTCGCTTTTGTAAAGCAGTCCATTTCTGATCTGAACACGCCCGCAGAGGCAGCATTGAAAGGTTTCAAGACGCTGAGCGGCTCGATGATCGGGACCAACATCACGGCCGCTCAAACCCGCGATATTTACACTTCCGTGGCTGAGGCCAGCCGTGTAATGGGGCTGAGTTCCGACGATACCACCGGTGCGCTGCTGGCGCTGGGACAGATGGCCAGCAAAGGAAAGGTGCAGGCAGAGGAATTACGGGGACAATTAGGCGAACGATTGCCTGGCGCTTTCGCCATTGCCGCACGTGCGATGGGTGTCAGTAATTCACAACTGGATAAGATGCTCGACAAGGGGGAGGTGATCGCGGAAGATTTCCTGCCCAAATTCGCGGTAGAGATGCGGAAGACGTTCAGCCCGGGATTGGCGGCGGCAATGGAAACACCCCGCGCGAAACTGGATGAGTTCAATAACGCGGTTTTCAACTTGAAAAACGAGGTAGGGATGGGTTTGATGCCAGTCGTTACCACGCTTATCAATACTGCATTCCTTCCACTTTTTTCACTGGTTTCGAATAATATTCCGCTGTTTTTCGGATTGGCTGGCGCTTTCGCAGCGCTTACTTACCGCACCCAGTTACAAACTGCATGGAATGTTATTACAACTGCGAGCACGTGGAGCCTTATGGGCGCTGTAGTCGCATTGAATGATGCCTTTTGGAGAAATCCTGTTGGCTTTGTCATTGCTGGCCTCATCGCTTTGGGTGCCGCTGTGGTGTGGGCCTGGAACAAATTCGAGGGCTTCCGTGGCTTTATGGTTGGTATGTGGGAAGTCATCAAAGAACTTGGAAAACTATTCTGGGAGCGCGTTATCACGCCTTTCATGTCATTCGGCAAGATCATCGCGGGTATTTTCACCTTCGATACTGATTTGATTGCTTCCGGCCTGACAGATGCCGTTAAGGTGGGCGAATCGTTCAGCACCAATGCAGGCGAACGCCTGGCCGGTGCATTCGGTAAAGGCTACACCAATGGCGTGGCCGATTTCAGAAAGGATGCAGGCGGTGCGGCTACAGCCACGGCGCAGGCGGCAGGCGGTAGTGCTCCATTCGGCGGCGCCAATTTTGACGCGCCGGCCACTGGCGGGAAAAAAACCGCCAAGGATGCGGCCAGCATGGCCGATAACATTACTGGCGGCGGCGGCAAAAATGTAGTCATCAACTTCAACGGTAAAATGTTGGAGTCCTTCACGGTGCAGACGACGAACGTCCGGGAGGGTATTGAAAACCTGCGTGATCTGCTCATCAAGGAATTGGCACAAGTGCTGAATTCCGCCAACCAGGTGCAAACGAACTAATGGCACAACTGACCTTCGACATCGGCACATTATTGAAAGACGCTTTCGGCATCGGCCGGGGCAAACCTTTCGATCCGGGCAAGGTGCAGGAGCCTGGCATCCGCACCGAATCGCCTTTCGATGACATCCCGGCCGGCGACGACCAGGAGGGCGCGGAATTCATGCAGATGCGGCTGAGTGTTTCGTCGAACCTGCCAACGGGCCGGCCGGTGTTTATGCCGATGCGGCTGGGTGGCCTGGTGCTGCCGAATGAACCGAGCATCATTATCAACAGCCGGAAAAATATCATTGAAACGCCGCTGGCGGGTAGTACCCGACGCGGCACCGTGAAAGAACTGATCAGCATCGAGGACTGGTCCATTACGATCCGGGGCGTAGCGATCAACTACGACAGCGTGTTGGTTTATCCGGAAGACCAGGTAAAGGCGCTGCGCGACCTGTACGAGCAAAATGAAGCCCTCGACGTGGAAAGCGCGCTTACCAACCTGCTGGGTATTTACCGGCTTGTCATCAAAGAGTTTTTACTGCCTGAAATGATCGGCATTCAACATGCGCAGGCGTATCAGTTCACGTGCTCGTCTGACGAGGACTTTATCCTGGAACTCTGATATGTACGCGCTGACGGCTCAAATCGAAATAGGCGGGAAGAAGTTCGACCGGGTAAACATGGTGGAAATTGAAAGTTCCGCCAAGATGATCGAAGATAAGGCGACGATCAAAATGCCGACTACGGCCCGGCTGGAACGACAAGGCAAGTTTATCACGGAGGTGGACACGGCAAGGATATTCCATGTCGGCGATGAGGTGGTAATCAGGCTGGGATACAACGGCGATTTAAAGGAGGAATTTAGGGGCTTTGTGTCGAAAATCCGGCCAACGACCCCGCTTGAAATAGAGTGTACGGATGCGACATGGACGCTGCGCCGGAAGAATTTGAAGGCAAGTTTCAAAAACAGAACACTGAAACAACTGCTCGAATTCATCCTGGAAGGCACCGGGATAACCTTGAAAGGAGATGTGCCGGGTGTAAACTTCACTCATTTCTATTTCAAAAACACTTCGGCGGCATCGGCGCTGCAAAAATTGAAGGATGACTACGGGCTGACAATCTACCTGAAAAACTTCAACGAGTTGCATGTCGGTTTGTCGAGCGCTACGGATGGGGTAATCGTGAAGTACGGGATCAGTGAAAACGTGATTGACAATAACCTGGAATGGGTAAATGAAGACGACACACGGATCAAGGTAAAGGCCATTCATATCCGGCCGAACAACACGAAGATCGAAAAGGAATTTGGCGACGGAGACGGAGAGGTGCGAACACTGTTTTTCTATGACGTGAACGACGGCGCTCAACTGGAAGCACTGGCTAAGGAGGAACTGAAGAAGTACAAATACAGCGGCTACAAAGGAGGTTTAACCACCTTCCTTTTGCCGGGAGTACAGGTCGGGAATGTGGCACGGCTTCGCGATATTCATTTCGACGAGCGCGCCGGCGACTACCTGGTTGATAAGGTGACAACAACATTCGGGACGGAAGGCGCCCGGCGTAAAATAGAACTTGGACTAAAGGTTTCAATCTGATGGCAGACAACACAAACGAGGCTTTAAAGGCGCTTAAACGCTTTGTAAACGATCAGCACACGGTTACGGTGCTGGCCGCATCGGTTGTTTCTGTTGACGAGGATGCGCTTACCTGCGATGTGTCGGATGGCGAGGATACGGAACTTTATGACGTGCGGCTTCGCGCAGCCATCGACGGCAGCGATCAGGGGCCGGTAATGATACCAGCGGTAGGCAGTCCGGTACTGATCGGGAATATCGGGAACAGCCCGAACTCCTATTTCGTCATTTCCTACACGGCGGTTTCTAAAGTGGCATTTCTGATCGGCACATCCAAAATCGAAATGGCAGCGGATGGGATCGCCATTGAGCGCAACGCGCAAAGCCTTAAAGACGCTTTAAACAGCCTTTTGGATGCCATTAAAACCATCACGGTTACCTGTGCCAGCCCTGGAACGCCCAGCACCGTACCGATCAACGTAGCGGCATTTGATGCCGTGAAAACGCAAATCAATCAAATACTGAAGTAATGCCTTCCGATATCCTGCTCGACACCAGTTTCGACCTGGCCTTTGCTGATGGCGATTTCGTCACCGGCGAAAGCACCCGGCAGCATCAGCAGTTGCTTTTGCTGGTAGAGAAAGGCGAACTGAAGGAGTTCCCGACCCGTGGCGTCGGCATTGCTACCTGGTTGAACGACCATACTACGGGCAACTTGAACGGGGTGATAAAACGCGAGTTTGAAGCGGACGGAATGAAGGTGCTGAAGGTGAGCGGGGTTGGTGAATCTTTTAACGTAGAGGCGGTTTATGAATAAGATTATCGTACAACCCGGGCAGACGCTGGCGGATATAGCGGTGCAGCAGTTTAATAGCGTTCAGGCCCTTTCGGCCATTGCGGCATTGAATGGGGTGGGGTTGACGGATGAAATTGAACCGGGCACTGTATTGGCGCTCCCCGATGTGAAGGTGTCTCGTGAAAAGGTACAGCCGGTCAATATTCGAAATGCTCCCAAAGCGGCTTTTGTACAACCCGGTCAGACGCTGGCAGA